GGTTTGCACCATCGTGAGCCGTCAATCGGGAAAATCAACGCTCATGCTTTTAAGAATTTTGGCAGGCATGTTTTTGTTTGATGAAACATTGCAGATTTCATCAGCGCATCGATTGGTGACATCCCTGGAACAATTTCGCACCCTGGTTTCGTTAATTGAATCCAATGATGAATTAGCAAAAAAAGTAAAGCGGATTAAATGGTCACATGGCAATGAGGAGATTGAGGTGCAGGGAAAGTCTGGAATCAATCGGTTTGCAATCAAGGCAGGCGGCAGTGCTGCCCGTGGAACATCACCAACCACGGTTCATTTGGATGAGTTGCGTGAACAACATGATTTGGAATCGTTTGCCTCATTACGGTATTCCCTTTTAGCAGCTAAAAATCCGATGATCATGGCTTATTCATCGGCAGGTGACCAGCATTCAGTGGTTTTAAATTCATTCCGTGATCGTGGAATTGCAGCAGCCGCAGGTGGGGCTGACAACATTGCTTATTTTGAATGGTCGGCACCAAATGATGATGTGAACGATCCAAAAAATATCATTGCCAGCGTTCCAGCATTAGGGCACACAATTCATTCAGATAACATTGAGCAATTGTTAAATGATCCTCATGAGGTCGTAATGACTGAGGTTTTGAGCAGATGGGTGGCCACAATCACCGCAGCCATTGGTGAAATTGAATGGCGGGCATGTGAATCATCTGAATTGGATTTAGACCCTGAGAAAATTACGTGGATGGCAATGGATCATTCACCCGATCGAAAACATGCGGCATTGGTTGCAGCCCAGCAAATTGGTGATGATCAATTTTTGATTAAATTGCTGCACACCTGGCAAAATGATCTAAGCCTGGATGATAAGGCAATTGCGAATGATGCGGCCGCTTATTGTCGCAAATATCCAATTGAACATTTGTTATATTCCAAACGCACCAGTGCAGCCGTTGCGGATCGTTTAAGGCCAGCGGGCATCCCAGTCATGGAAGCGGATGGGTTTTATCCGCAGGCATGCGATGAATTGATTTCAAGCATCAACAGTGGTCGAGTGCGGCATAAAAATCAGGAGCAGTTAAATCTGCAAATATTGTCAGCAGTTAAATTACCCAGGGGCGATGGCGGATTTGTATTTGGTCGCAGGGCATCACAATCCGCAATTTGTGCAGCAGTGGCCAGTGCGCTGGTTGCACATTTTGCGACACGCCCATCAACAGATGTGGACATTTTAGTTGGTTAATGGTAATTAAATGAAAAAATGATCACATGGGATTATTTGATCGTTTTCAGTTAAACACAAAAGCAGCTGATCCATCGATGGATGTTGCCGCATCAAATTTGGCACCCGTTCAAGCATTAGATTCAATTTTTAATCCACTGGGTGGATTTAATACTGCAACACGTGAGGAAGCCATGAGCATCCCAACGGTTGCAAGGGCACGCAACATAATCTGCTCAGCAATTGCGAGCATCCCGATTATCATTCGAGATCGTTCAACTGGAATGCGAGTTGATTCTCCAAGAGTAATAAATGATCCCGATCCAAGAATCCCAGGAGCAGCAAGTTGGGTTTGGTGTGCCGAGGATTTGCTATTCTACGGTTACAGTTATTTTCAAATTTCGGAATTGTATCAAGACACGTTTCGGGTGCGGTCAATGCAACGCATCGCCCCATCAAGAGTTGCCGCACAATTAAATTCCAACTCCACTGAGATAATCGGTTACACCGTTGATGGATACCACGTGCCAAATAGTGGGGTTGGATCATTAGTTGTTTTTTATGGAAATGATGAAGGATTATTAAATCGAGCAGGTCGCACCATTCGCACTGGTGCTGAATTAGAACGTGCAGCAGCAAATTATGCCAGGGAGCCAGTTCCATCAATGGTTTTAAAATCAAATGGATCAGCATTGCCAGCAGATCGAATTGCAAAACTTTTGGATTCATGGGGCATTGCAAGGCGTAACCGTTCAACTGCATTTTTGAATGCGGATGTGACAATGGAGCAAATTGGATTCGATCCCGAAAAATTACAATTGGCGGCCGCACGTTCCTACATTGCAACCGAATTGGCCAGGGCCATTGGCATTCCCGCATATTTTGTTGATGCTGAAACTGGATCGTCAATGACTTATTCAAATGCAACAACTGCATTGCGCACATTGCGTGATTTTTCATTGATTCCAATTGCAAATTCGATTGAGCAACGTTTATCAATGCCTGATTTTACGCCATCATCGCAGGTTGCACGCATGGATTTTGATTTTTATTTGCGTGGATCAAGTTATGAGCGAGCGCAAGTTTATGAAATATTAAATCGCATTGGCGTAATGACCGCTGATGAAATTAGACAAATGGAGGACATGGCACTATGAAACTGACAACACCAATGCAGATCACCGCAGCTGATTCCGAAGCCAGGACAATTTCTGGTCGAATTGTTGCATTCAATGAAACTGCAAATGCATCAACTGGAAAAGTAATTTTTGCTAAAGGCAGCATTGCTCCAAAAGATGTTTTTCTTAACCTCGAACATGACCGCACCCGCAGAATTGGAAAAACATTGAGCATGAATTTAAATTCTGATAAATCAATTGATGCGACATTCAAAATCGCAAAAACAACCGCAGGCACTGATGCATTAGAGGAGGCCGCATCGGGAATGAGGGATGGATTTTCAATCGAATTGGCCGTCAATGATTATGAGATGCAAAAGGATGGCACCATGAAAGTTTTATCAGGTGAATTAACAGGTGTTGCATTGGTAACTGAGCCAGCAGTTAAATCTGCAAAAGTTTCCGAGGTCGCAGCCAACGAAGGAGAAAATTCTGAAGCGGAAAAAAATTCTGAATCAGATCAAACAAACACAAAGGAGAACGCAGTGACCGACAATCAAGCCGTTGAGCCTGCTGCACCAACTGAATCAGTTGATGTTGCATCAGCAGTTCAAGCGACATCAGCACCAGTCGCCTACACAAAACCACGCTCACCAATCGTGGACAAACACACTTATTTGGAGCATTTTCTTAAAGCAAATGTCTTAGGTGATGAGGATTCCCGCATTTATGTGCGTGCAGCCGATAACACCACATCAACTGCACCAGGTATGGTGCCAACACCACAATCAGTTCAGGTTATCAATGCATTAGCAAATGGTGATCGTGGAATGATTGATGCACTAAGCCGTGAGGCATTAGTTACTGAGGGCATGACATTTGAATTGCCAAAGGTGACCGCAGTGCCAACCGTTTCGAATGTTGCAGAAAATGCAGCAGTAACTGAATCATCATTATCAGCTACATTTTTATCAGTTCCAGTTCAATCATTCAAAGGCCGTGCAATTACAACGGTGGAACTCATTGACCGCAGTCGGCCTGAGTATATTGCCGCCCTCCTACAAAATCTCGAATTTGCTTATGCAAAGGTAACCGATGAATTTGCAGTTGGAACAATTCAAGCCGCAGGTCAGCAAACTGGTGTGAATGCAAATTCATCAACTGGATTTTTGGCTTATACATCCCAAGCCGCAGCAGCGGTTTATGGTTCATCATTAGGATTTGCACAAAACCTGGTTGTTTCTCCAGGACAATGGGCAAACATCATGGGTTACAATGACAATGGAACACCGCTTTACAATGCAGCGAATCCATCAAACCAGGCAGGGTTGGCAACTGCTGGCTCATTGCGTGGCCGTGTATCTCCAGGACTTGATCTTTATGTGAGCCGATCAATTGGCAACGCTGGTGGATCAACATCAACTGGCGATTTTTCAATGGTCACCATCAATCCAAATGCATGGACATGGTATGAATCTCCACGCTTTACATTACGCACCGCAATTCAATCTGATGGAACGGTTGATTTGCTTTATTATGGTTATGCAGCAATTGCGCCAAAAATTCCATTTGGTGCATGCTGGAATCAGACCTGATAAAAAATTAAGTCATGGGTAATGGTCGCTCCCGAACATTGCCCAGCCGAATGAAAGGATTTGCTAATGCCCATCATTGATGCCGATGATTTACGTGCCGTGCTGGGCGTTAGCGATTCCCTATATTCTGATGGTTATTTGGATCAAATTATTGCAAGTGCAGAATCAATTTGTTTGCCATTGCTGACCCAAAATTCAGCGGCCATTGATTCTTATCAAATCAAATCGGATGTCATTTATTTTTACACGATCCGCCCGAATTTTTTTGTAGAGGGTCAATCAGTTATCGTGACTGGTTGTGGTGACCTTGATGCAACATACACCGCCAATGCCCGAACATTGGATGCGTATATGTTTGCAGCATCCGTCAATGAGGCTGATTCAGTGGTCACACCAGTTATCCCCGCTGGCCTTGCCGTGCTTGATGGGTCGAGTGCGGCAGAGATTTACGCAAACAATGATGCAATTAAAAATGCTTTATTGGGTTTAAGCACCGACATTTTCCAGGCAATTATTGCTCCTGGATCACAAATTGAGGGCGTGGATTTTGCTCAAACAATTTATCGAACAGGCCGTGCAATGATCAATCGCCAATTTGGTTTATTGGCACCATTTATCGATGTTGAATCTATTGCCCAATGAGTGCATCAATAAGTGAGGTTCGGGGTGAATTAGTTACTGCATTGACTGCAATTGGTGCAACAGTTTATGGATGGGTTCCCGAGGCAATAATCCCTCCAGCGTGTGTAATTATTCCAGATTCACCTTATTTGGAATCAACGCTAATTTCAAAATCATCAGTAAGTGTCAAAATCAATTTTACGATTTCAGCTGCCGTTGCTTACAATTCGAATCCTGGTGCATTAGATAATTTGGAAACATTAGTAATTCAAATTTTGGGAGCAATGCCCGATGGATATGTGGTTGGGGATGTGCAACGCCCTACCATTACGAACGTGAACACATCATCACTTTTAATTGCCGACATTTCAGTCAGCACTTATTACAATCAAGATCAACCATAGGAGAAAAAAATGCCAACAACAATCATCACTGGCCGTGACATCACTTTCACCATTGAAGGTGATTCATATGATGCCCAGGCAACTAGCGCAACCTTAACCATCGCATCTACAATCAACACTTATCAAACACTAGATGGCAAGGCTTATTACACCACCGACACCCAGGGCACGTTTGCCGTGGAGATGTTGGCCGATTGGCCAGCAGGCGGGTCACTATGCAACGCATTATGGACTGCCGCAGAATCAGCACCAAATACACCATTGGCAGTTTCATTCACCGCTGCAACTGGATCAGTTTTCACATTTGATGTGCAACCAATTTTCCCATCAGCAGGCGGCACCGCACCTGATGCACAAACGGTTTCATTGTCATTCACTTGTGTGACAACACCAACACTATAAAAAAAGAATCGGGAGCAGCAAAATGAAA